TGGTTCTTGAGGAAAGGCATTACGAAGTTAATCGTGTTCTGGAGGCTCAGCGTGGTAGCCATCGGTTAACCTCATAGTCCTCTATTTAATATGGCTGGCTTGGGTCTTGTGGATTGCGTCTCCACGGATAAACGCTCTCGACCGGCTGCGTCACCGGCAACATTCCATAGGCGTCCGCCTCACGGTCGCCCTGCTTCGAGATGTCCATCATGCTCTTGATCCATGCCGCCTTGGCGTCTTCAAACCTTGCCCGGTCGCCGGGGTTCGGGCTGGCCTGCAGGCAGTAGGTTTCATAGCCCACCTGAAAATATTTCGAGTAGTCATCCGGGATCGGGTTGATCAGGCTGGCCATCGTGGTCAGTCTCGGGGCCAGCATCTGGTAATACGGAGTGATCTGCCACACCGGCCCTGCCGCTCCCGGCAACGGATCCACGCGGAACCCCTGCGAGGTAGCGGCCACTACCATCCACGTGACCGTGCCATCGCTGACCGGCGTTCCTTCCACCGCATTCAAGGGGGCCGAGGGTGCGCTCAGCCCCGTGGTGCCCACGTTGGTCACAATCAGGATGTTGCCGTTCACGTCCCTCATGCTCATGATCGGGTTCTGCTGGACGTTGGCGGTCACCAGCGGGTAAAACGTAACGCCCGCTCCCGGCCACGTTCCCAGGCTCAGGAGCGAGTTATACATCCAGCAGATTTTTTCGACCGGCTTCCATGTGAGGTTGTTCCGGCTGAGTTGCCGGTGTACCGTCAACTGGCGCAGCGGCTTCGGAATCGACGTGTTATTGATGTCGATGCGGTCGGCGTCCTCGAGCCATCCGATGTTGGTCAGCCCGAGTTGCGGATAGTCCTGCTGGTAGCTGTTCGTGTAAAACGTCGGGCCTACGGCGCGGTTCCACTTCCAGTTGAAGCGCTCGGCGATGATGTCGCCCATTACGTCGTTGGCGATCTTGACGGCGAGTTTCGTTCCGTATCCGGCTGCGTTCTGGGTGGGGACGGGAATCCCTTTCGCGGCTGCGTAGTCGTTGACCTGTTGCAGCGTTGTCGTCGAGTTTCCCATCGTTTCTCCCTGTCTTCCGCGGATACTTCACGGGCCTCCGGTGGAGGACGTTTCCCGGAGACCCGCTTGATTGCCTCCCCGCTGGAGCAGAGCGGAGGGGCAAGGTGGCAATCTTGGAGGGGCTAGGTCCTAATCCCTAATCCCTAACCCCTAACCCCTGCTCTCCCTAGTTCAACACCTCGATCGTCATCTGGCGCAGCTGCATCGAGGTCAAGGTCAGCGTCGAGGCGATGGTCACGGAAAGCGTCGCCGCGCTCACCAGGTTGACCGCGCTCGATACCGCCGTGTTGGTGTCGTTGTAGGTCGTCACCGCCGCGGCCGGGGTGTTCGCGCTGATGTTGGCGTTCACCTGGCCGTGGGTTTCGAGCGTCGCCGTCGTTCCGGTCGTGATCGTCTGGAGTTCAAACCAGAAGTTGATCGGCATGTTGGTGCTCGCCGTGGTGCTGATCGCTCCCATTGTGATCGTGCAAAGCGTTACGCCGCCCAGCACAACCGCAAACGAAAGCACCGGCGCGGTCGTACCCGGCGAGGTGTAAATCACCGATCCGGAAATCAGGATCGTCCGGTTGACCTTGTTCAACGCGCCGGGGTTGAGCGCCTTGCTGAACAGGTTCTGCGCCGTGGTGATGGTGGTCAACGCCGTCTGCGCCTGCACTACGAAAAGCGCGCTCTGTAATGCGGCCTCCATCTCGGCATCGCCCACCGAACTCACGATGTTGTTCTGGCGGTCGAGCACGATCGACTGGGGATTCGTGTTCTTGCCGGTCGGGTTGAACGGTCCCTGCGAAATCTGCGCAAATGGAGCTGACATCCTAAGCCTCTTTCCGCGCCCGCGGGCGCCTCAAATTCTGCGCGCCGTCTACACGCGCTCGGGAATGATCGGGACGCCTTCCGCGTTCGTGAACATGAACGTCGGGCCGCGTGTTTCATTGTGCTCCGGGCCGCTGTCGTTGCTCTCCGCCAGCAGTCGGTTGAATTCTTCCATCTCTTTCAGGTACTGCTCCGGATGCTCGCGCTTCAACTTCGCCGAGGGCGTGTACTTCTTCATCCGGCAGCGCGGACACTGCAGCAGGATCGTCACCCCATCGGGCATGATCGCCTTCGAAATGACTGAAAACGATCCGATTCCCCCGCCCTTGAGCGGGTTCGTCGGATTGCCTCCCGAACGATGCCGGCACTGCGCAACCGTGGCCTCGTGGTTCTTGCGTCCGGCTTCCAGTTCCGCCATGCGCTTCTTGTTGGCCGCATGACGCTGTGCCTCGCGCGCGTTGAATTCTTCGTTGCTCTTGCGCGCCTGTCCCAGCAGCAGCCGCTTGGTCTCAAGTTCAACCTCGGCAATCTCCCGCTGGATGTCTTCCACGCTGCGTTTCTGTTCTTCTTTCGGCATCGTCGTCCTCCGGTTAGGGGCTAGGGGCTAGGGTTTAGGGATTAGGGTTTAGCTTTTCTAACCCCTAACCCCTAATCCCTGATCCCTGCCTTACGTTGTTTGCGGAATCGCGTCAAAGCAGCGCGCGCGGCTGGTGGTGTCCGGAGGCACGCCAAACGCCAGGATGGCGTTGTAGCTGGTGCCCGCGCCCACCACGCCGGCCGGGTCGGCAACGTTGCCCGGCTTGTACTCGCCGCGCCACAGCTTCATGTTCTTGTAGTGGCCGTCGTCGATCTGCGTGCGGTCCGGACGGTCCAGCTTGATCGCCACCATCGCATCCTTGCCCGCGATGTAGGTGCGCACGGAAGTCAATCCGGACGCCACCGCCACCGGGCTCGTGGTGCTGGTGGTGCAGTTGGTCGAACGCATCCAGCGCGCGCCGCACAGCTCGATGTATTTCACCTCGTCGCCATCCGGCCCGTTCGGCAGTTCTTCCAGCTTCATCAGCCCCTCGGGCGTGTGCTTGAGGATGTCCACCACGCTGTTGTTCGAGTTGTCGAGCGCCAGCAGGTCGCCGATGAAGAACGGGTGGATCTTGCCGCAGTAGTAGCCCAGGTCCATCGGAAGGATGTTCTGGCCTTCCATCGAGAACGGCACCTGCTCGATCTGCTGTTTGGTCAACTGGTAGTTGCCGGTCAGCACGTCCTGGTTCGCGGTCTTCGAGTCCAGCGTGCGCAGGTAATCGAAGTAGGCCATCACCAGGTCGTCGATCGTCAGCGCCAGCCGGTACGCCATCTCGCGCTCGTAGTTCACCAGGTCGTCACTGATCGACGTGATGAAAGCCTTGTCGGAGATGTTGAGGAAGTCGGCCCACTGTCCGAGCTGGTAATCCTGGTAGTTGATCGCCACCGAGATGCCCTGCCCAACCGTGCCTTCCGTTGTCTGCGTGGTATTCGCGGTCAGCGGCTGGATCAAAAAGTTGCGGAAAATCTGCCCGGCATGCGCCGGCATCGGAAAGCGCGTGCACAGCCGCAGGTGGACCGTTCGCGCCTTAAGGTTCTCGATGAAATTCTTGTTGTAATGGGTCGTCAGCGCGGCCTGCGGCGTATTGCCGCTCACCATCGACGTCGGGCTGAATCCGTCATTCAGCGCCATCCCCATCGCCTGCGTGGCATAACCGGCGAAGGCGATCTTCATGGTGACACAGATTGCGCTGCCCATCGCAATCAGCAACTGCAGCAGGGGCCAGAGGAAATAATGCACAATCCCGCGCGACATCCGCTCGATCCGGTTCCATCCGTTCATCGTAGTTCTCCCGCCCCTATGCAGAGGCTGAGAGCTCACGGTTGTACCATTCTGCGAAACCGGGTTCGTGTTCGATCTTGTCACGAAGCTGTTTCGAATTCATGGCATCAATCTCGGCTCTCGTGTATTTAGGTTCACGTCGTGCCCCAGGGGCCGGGGTCCGCAATGCGGTCGCCCGGTAACTGGTGGCGGTTCGCGGCCTGGTGACACGAGAATCCGAACTTCCATTCGGCGGTGTCGCTGGCTGTGGTGCTGGTTCCTGTTCCTGTGGTTCCTCGGCATCAAACAGCATGCCGTATCTCTGTAACTCGGCAAAGGCGCGGTCCAGCGTCTCGGCGGTGATGTTCGCAAAACCCACCATCAGCGCCGCCTTGTCGAGCAGCAGCCGCGAGTTGCGCTCGTCGGCGGGAAAGTCGGGATGCAGTTTCTCCCACTCCTGCCCGATCGCGGCCACCCTGCGAATCTGCTGGTCGAGCTTGATCTTGTCGAGGTCCAGTCCCTCGGCCCCCAGCAGCGTCTTCAGCGCCTCGCGCGATTTCGCCGGGTTCGAAAGATCGACCGTCGCCTGCATCTGCTCGTCGGGGGTCAAGGTCTTGGTCACAACCGGCGCGGGAGTTACCGGCTTCGGCGAATTTCCGTTGCCATTCCCGTTCGTCGGCGTGGCCGGCTGCGCGGCGCGTTGGCGGTTGATTGTGGCCTGCGCGGCTAACGCTGTGGTCGATACCTTGTCAAGGACTTCATCCTTCGACCATCCGTAAGTGCGAATTGGATTGGTTCCGTCCTCCGGATCCATCACCAGGCAGAACTTCGTCCCGCGCCCTGGGATTTCCTTGTTGTCCCAATATCTCGCCGCCATGCTGCGCTCCTGTTACCGCTCCTCGAGTTTCTGGATCTCCGAATTCACGAGTCCAAGCATCATCTTCCACGCCCCCTGCATGATGCCAACCTCCGCCCAACCGGCCGCGATTTTGTCGCGATTCATGAGCGGATTGTCGAGACTCATGGCTCTCACCGCATCTTCCTGCCTTTTAGTCGTGATGTCAACCAACTTTAGGAAAACGCCCCACCCCGGCTCCATCACCATCCGGCGCAGGTGCTCGCGCTCGATCTCGCCGATCTGCTCCGGAAACACCGGCCTCAGCAGCGACGGCACTTCCGCCTCGGGGTCTTCAAGGCCGCGTTTTAGCGCCTCCATCTCCTCGTTCAACGGCTCCCCGCGCAGATATTTTTCGAACTGGTTCTCGCTTTCGGCCACGTCCTCACCCCTTGAAAACTACGATCATGCTCGGAAAAGGTGCTCTCCCCTTGTTGTCGCCGAAATAAAGCCTGCCGCGGATGAAGCGGATTTCCTTCGCAAACGGCAGGACAATATCGTGAAACCACGAAACATCCGTCCGCGCGGGAAGTAGAAACACCGCCACATCCGCATCACAAGCTCGCTCCAGAAACGGCCTGATTCCCGGCCCATAGGGAGGATTACAGAAAACCCGCTGCCCCCCCCAATTACTGAATAACGGTGCGGTTCCGTCAATCGTTCCATCCAGTGGGCAGGGATCCATCGTGAACTTGAATTCGTCGTTCAATCCTGCATACAGCGCCGCTGGCGTCGCCCATCGATCGCTGAGCGCCATGAAATGCACTCCAAGCCCCACATTCCCCTCCTACTGCGTAAAGTCCGGCAAGCCTTTCTGCAGGTCCTGCTTGTCCTCGTCGCGCTCCAGCATCCCCTCCGCCCGCTCCAGCGGGATGCCCTCTGAAAGTTTCTCGAACCCCATTTCCGCGGCCTTCTTCGCCACATCCACCTGGCCCTGCGTCTCGATCGCCTCTTTCTTGTTCTGGCCCTTCAACTTCTCGACCGCCTGCATCGCCGCGACCTTCTGCGCGCCGGGATTCATCTGCTGCAACTGCTTCTGCTCCTGCGGCGTCAGCGGCCTGAAAATATCCGGCTGCGCCTGTAGCTCGCTCACCTGCATCATCAGGTCCATCATCACGCCAAAGTCGATCGTCTCGCCCCTCTGGTGCAGGTATTCAAGCAACTGCGGCTGCTGCAGAATCTGCAAAAACAGCGGAATCAGCTGCTGAATCCCCTGCTTCGCCGCCAGCTTCTGCCCGGCCAGCACCGTCACCTCAAACTCGGCGTTAAGGAACTCCTCCTTCTTGATCGCGTCTTCGATCACCGCCGCGTGCTTGTCCGAAAGAATCTCGCGGATCTCGGCCAGCGGCATCTGTTCCTTCACGATCTTCACCAGCCATTTGATCGTGGGAATGATCACACCCTCGGCAACCGATTCCACCGGGTCTGCGATGTTCTGGTCGGCCATCGCCGCGATCCGTCCCGCGCCCGTTGCCGTGCGCGCCGCGCTCGATCCCGGGCCTCCCAGGTTGCCCTGCTGCATCTGTGAATTCGCGCCGCTCAGGTCCTCGCCGCCCTTCTGGCTCAGTTCGAGCATCTTGAACGCGCTCTCGGGAACCTCGGGCATCTCCATCCAGGCCACGGATTTCTTGATGTCCCCATTCGGAGGAAGATCCACCGCCCAGAATCTTCCCATCGCCGCGATCACGTTCTGGGTCGGCGAGTTCTGTCCGCGCGGAATCAGCACGGGAGCGTTCATCGGATAGGCAATCATCTTGAGGCATTCGTTGATCACGCCCTGGTTGATCCGCTGATCGGCGGAGTTCAACTTTCCTATACCCATCCCATAGCCGCAATTATCGATCGGCCACCACACCGCCGAAACGTGCGGAATGGAATCGAAATCTTTGTTTTCGCCATTGCGGATGCACAGCTTCCGTCCCTCGTACACCAGCACGGTCTTCACCGTGCGCTCGTCCCACTGTTCGAGCAGCAGCGCCGGTTGTTTCAGCGGGTCTTTGTCGGTTTGACGGTTGCGCGCCTCGGCGTGGGTCACCATGCTGCCCTGCACCGTCATGGTGTCCTCAACCTGCGAACCTGATGGCGCGGAGGCGCCCTTCTCGTTGAAGAAAAACTTTTTCAGGGTCTCGTCGTTGGGAATGTTCTTGTAACACGGCAACTCGCGCATCCGTTGCAGGTCGTAGAAATCGACATAATCCACGTCGATCACATAGCCCGCGCTCAGGTCCGGACGCCCCGGCGTGCACCACTTCGGGTCGAACAGGCTCGTGCCCAGCCGGCGATACTCGAAAAACGGCCAGGTCTCAGTCGTCTTTTCTTCCACGATCTCAAACGAATCGCTCTCGGCCGTGGGAGTCTTGCGCTCGCCGCCTGCGGGCATCTTCACCGCGAGCTCCGGCTTCGAGTGTTTGCGCCGCTTCTTGATCACATCGCGGGTTTCCACGCCGCGCTTGCCGATTCCCGTCCCTTGCAGCGTCTGACAATCGATCAGCAGCCCGCAGTGATACTTGAAATCCATCCGTTCCAGCAGTTTTGCCAGGATGGCCGTCCACGCATCCATCTGCACCTGGGTGCTCTTTCCGCTCGGACGCAGCATGAACGGAACCTGCTCGGCAAACAGCGCCCGCTTGACCGCCCGTGCGAGGGTGCGCGTAAACTTGGCGACAAGAAAACGGCTGACGCGCGCCGGCCTGCCCTGCTCCATCCGCATGAAGCGGTTCGGCGTGGGGGATTGGTACAGGATGTCCGTCTCCTGCCACTCCAGCAGCCAGGCATTATTTTCGACGTAGTTGCGGGCTTCGTTGTAATTGTCCCAGACGAGAGTGCAAACCGCGTTGTCGGTAAACTGCGGAGCTTCGACATCACCCTCGGAGGTCTTGACGTCGCCGATGCGGATCTCCGTCATCGGCGCGCCCACCGGCATCACACCCGCTCGTTCCTCGCGCTCAGCCATCTAACCCTCCCAGAATATCCGTCAGCCCCATCGTGTCTACCGCCTGCAGCGCTGCCTCGCTGGCCGCGCGCTCCATCTGCGTCTGTTCTTCGAGTGCATCGACGCCCTGCTGCCCGTAAACGAACTGCGCCATGATATTGTGCCGCTGCTGAATCTGTCGCTCTTTTTCTTCGTCGTCAATGTCCTGCCGCAGCAGACTTACCGGGATCTTCGCCGCCAGCCGGCTCACACAGTCTACAATGCCGTTTTCAGTAACCAGCCCGAAATTCAGGAATTGTCTCCTGATTTCCGCAGCTTTTCCAGAACCTGTTGATATCTGAATCCGCCCGGCGCGCGCCTGCGGCTCAAGGTGGCGGATTCGCTCCCTCCGGTTATTGTCGTCCTCTTCGAAGTCCAGCCACTGGATTCTCAGGCTCCAGTTCTTGCGCGCCGCCTCGTTGCGAATATGCGCCTCGATGTACTGGATTCCCGGCAGGTCCTCCATCATGATCACGCCCGTCTGGTGGCGCTTCGCCTCGCGCACGATCTTTTCCGCCAGTCGGCTCGGAGTGTACGTCCCGCTCCATGCGTCCAGGATGCTCAGCCGTCCGTCCCACATCCTGGCAACCGCGCCTTCGGCCCGCTCGGCCATGAAATCCTTGCCGCCATACGGCAGACGCCAGCACATGAACGTCTCGCCCAGCGCGCTGATTTTTTCCGGAGGAATCAGCATCGTCCGGTACAGCGGCTCGTCAAAGGTCGGCACGTTGCCGCCCTGGGGATCGTTCTGCTGCTGGCACATGAAACTCTCATAGTTTTCGTAGAACTTCGTTCGCAGGCTCTTGTAATCCATCCCGCGCAACTCGGGGAAGTGAATGATCACCTCCGACTCTTCCGGAAACTCTCCCGGCAGCAACCGCTGCCCGTTCTTCACCGACATGGCTCCCCGGATCAGCACCTTCCACTCTTCCGGGTCCATCTTGTCGATCACGTCACCATACAAGTCAAACGGATGGTAGCGGGTGCCGCGCAGGTTGATGTATCCGCCGTGGCGCAGCGTGTTCTTGTTGGTGTAGTACGTGTCGATCACCGACTGCCGCAGGTCTGCCGATGCGTGGATTCCGGAGTTCTCCGTGTCCACCATGTCGTCGATGCACTCCACGTAGGGATGCCATCCTGACTGCGAGGTGCGCGGCGAAGTGAATGCCAGTGTGGTATCGATCTGCCCCAGCTTCCGCAACGGGCTATTCCATGTCGGCGTGGGCTCAGTCTCCACCACCAGCTCGGGAAAACACAGTTGCAGTGGCGTTGGCGCGGCTCCCTTTGGCTTGTATAGAAACACCGCGATCCCCGCCGAAATCTGCATGGCCAGCTTCTGCGTCGCCGTCTCGTTGAGGATGGTGATGTCCGCAGGGAACGCCAAGATTAATTGCAGGCTGTCCACCCGCCCCAGCGTCGTCTTGAACGTGCCGCGCGGGTCCAGGTGCAGCCGGTTTTTGATCGGGTCTTGCTCTTCGATCGAGAGATTGGGATTTTTTGGAAAGTACAGGTCAACCGCGGGCTGGTGGATGCGTTTCACAAACTGCGTGAAACCGATCATCTCGGCCAAAAAAAAATGATCGGTCAGGCAGCGATGGCGAAGCTCGTTCCGGTAATCGCCATCGCCGCTGATCCGATCGGTGTCGAGAATCATGGTGCTGCTTCTTACGTGGTTTCCGGTGGCAAAACCTCGCCGGTCTTGGGGTCGATGGCCACGAAAGCATCGAGTTGGCCGTATTCGATCTGCGCCTGAACTCCAAAGAACGACGGCGATGTGGAATTTCCAGCATAGGAAATCTGACCGTCAGCTCCGGGTTCTGCCTTCGGAAAAGCATAATGGAGAACAGGGCAATTCTGTGTCACCGTAGCCACTTGGCAATTGCAAGCCATTGATGCGGGAATCGCAAAAACCAAGAGTCCGACGATTTCGTGTTTGATGTTGTATCCCTTGCCGCGAACTACGTCACCAGCTTTCGCGGCACGTCCGTTTGCATAGTGCATGTGCTCCTCCTAACAAACTCTCGCCTGCCCGCTATTCCTGCGGCTCTCCGCCAGGCTCGCCCTCTCCCTCGCCTTCGTCGCCGTCCGGCTCAGGCGCGCCGCCGCCCTGCATCTGCGGGCCGGCATGGTCTTCCATGTGCTGGTGCAGGTCTTCCATGTTCGAACTGGTGCCCGCAAACACTGGAGGATGGGTGTGATGATCTTCCTTCTTGTCCTTGTAAACGTGCTCGTGGCCGGCCGTGCCATCGTGCGCGAATGTGGTGATGATCTGGTGCAGATGCTTCTTTTTGGCCTTCTTCTCGCCCTCCGCGCCGGGCTTTTTGCCCTCGTGCTCCGTGCCGCGATCGCGGTGCGCCGCGCTCTCGCCCTCCGCGCCCGCACCTTTCCCCTCGCGCGTGGAATTCTTTTTCAGGTGGTCGGGCTTCTCGCCTTCAATCGTCTTTGCCATCGTTTCTCCCTTGCAAACCGGGCCGAGGGTTTCAAGTCCCCGGCCCGGTCCGTTGCCGTGTGGTCAGTACGGCTCGCTCATCAATGCCCTTGTTGCGGGCGGTTGAGTCTCGTTAGGCCGCGACGCAGAACTCCTGCACGTTGATCTGGTTCGCCGCGTTGCCGGTGGCAAAAGCGCACGAAAGCACCAGGTTGAAAATCGGCGCTCCCTGCCCCGCTCCGCTGCTGGCCAGTCCGGTGATGACCGTCGCAAAGGCCGCCTCGGCCACCAGCGTTCCATTCGCGATCCACTTCGAGGTTCCGTTCAACTTGCCCGAAACCGAGTCGTAGATGCAGTCGCAGATCATCAGCCACGGCGTCTTGCCGCTGATGGCAGTGATTGCGCCGCTGGTCGCGATGTTGGTGTCGCTGCCGGTGGTTGTCGAGGTACCGCTCCACAGCTTGATCGTGCAGGTCGTCGATGTTCCGGTGGAGTAATACCCGCTGGCGATGATGCGGAACGGCTGCTGTTCGAGCTGTGCGCCGATCAACCCGGTGGCGATCGGACCCATCGCAGGAATTGAGAGAACCAGCGCCTGCGTCGCCGAGCCGAGCGCGGGGTTGAGGATGACCGTATCGGTCGCCGAGGTGGTGATGACCTGCAGGGCGGGTAGAGGGGGTTTGGCTCCGCCTGCCGTATTCAGGCCGACAAGTCCCGGCGCTCCGGGTGCTCCGCCTGGTCCGAACAATCTACTTGAAATCATCGCTTATCTCCTCTGGGCGGATCGCCCGGCACAATCATTTTACGGAAAGGTGGGCATTCAGCCCGCTCGCCAGAAGTCTAGGACGATGACACCCCACTGTCAATCAACTTTTCCGTGCTTCGCAGTAGCAGCGGATGAATTCCGCCGCGCAAGGCGCCACGGTAGTAGGCGCTAGACACTCGCCGCCTCAACTCCGCTGATAAGTTCTGGCTCGCCGATGATCTTGAAGGTGTGATTTGGATAGAGGTCTTGGAAATTTCTGAACGATTGCAAAAGGGTCATCAGCGCGTTGTCGAGCGAATCACTGATCACTTCCTGCGCGAATTCAGTTCCATCCCATTCTCTTCCCACTCTGAATTTCCATGTCTTCATCTCTGGAATTGCCGCCTCCGCCTTCTTCACTGGTGGCCTTCCTGGGCGCTCGCGAAGGTCGCCGCGATGTTTCCGCCACAACCGGAATTCTTTGCGCTCCTCGGGCGTGCTGGGATGGTAGCAGCTCGGACAGTACCGGCTCTCGATGTTGAATTTCCGGTAGGCGCGCAATACTGCCTGGCACTCCTTCGAACAGGTGTCCTTGCTCCGCGAGGTCGCGCGCTTCTTCGGCACGGGAGCCTTGCAAACCACGCAAGACGGCACAAACTTTTCAATCCCCTCCGGGATCAGCGGATTGAAACTCAACGGTGCGGGCGTCGTCACTGTCGCCACATTCTGCAACGGCGATGGCTGCTCGAGAGTTTCGTTATTTTCCATCGCTTGAGCCTTTCATTTGATCGGCAATCTCATAGAGCGTGATAATGATCTCTCCGACAAGGCTGGCCGCAATAATGCAGCATAGGAATCCGGCAACTCCTACCCAGTGCATCTGGCAGGCAACTCCCACTCCGACGGCTGTCATGATGATGCTCCACATCGATGACCGTTTTTGTTTCATCGCTCCTCCTTACTCCTGACTTTCAAACTCGGGCTCCAGACCTTCCCCAGCGCCTTCTTCCCGCGGCACGCATGAATCGCTCCTGTGTGCTGCGTCTTCAACTCGCCGCAGTGTCGGCACTCCAGACCATCCAGTGCCTCGGTCGTTAGCGGCTCCGCGTTGACGATCCGCTTCGGTTCCTTTCGCACGCCATGCGCCTGTAACCACGCCTCCAGCGGTCGGGTGTCGTCGCGGATGAGCAGGTAGTGATCGCCGTTCGACTTCACCCACGCCGCAAAAAAACGCTGCTCCGCACTCGCCTTCTTCGCTCCGCTCTTGCACTCGATCCAGAGTGGAACGCTGACAACCACACTTGGAGGTAGGGGAGTTCTGACCTCACCCTCGCGATAAACATAATCGGCTGGCCAGGGGATCGCGATTGTTATCTTCGGCCTTGCTAGGATGTCCGCGCGCCCGGAGGTGTGAACCATACCGTTGTCGTCCACCCACTTGCCAAAGTACATCGGACGAAACCGGCCCGCCGCGCCTTCGACCATCACCACACGCGATTGCTCGCGGGTGTGCTGCACCCCGTAGAGGTCGAGAATTTTTTCGACCGCCCACACGACCGCATTCGCTTCTTCGCTGCGCTGGCTCATGCGCGCGCCTTTGTGACGCCGGCACGCTCCGCCGCGCGCTTCACTCTCGTAATTGCCGCCGTCTTGTTTCCATCGCGGATCTCGCGCCGAAACTTCTTCCACTGCCTGGCCGTCATCCCCTTCGGTCGCTGGCCATCGGGGCTGTTTCTGATCGGCGATCCGTCCCTGGTGGTGATGATCGTGATCATGTGGTCTTTGATGCCCTTGAAAATATTCATTGCGTCCTCGAGTGTTAATGGTAGAATACCACTATGGATACCGAAAACAAAGAAAAAAAAACGTACCCTCTGCGCGGGATCCGCACGGAATTCCGCTTTAAAGACTCCGATCATCACGACATGGTTACGCGCGCCGCGCGCCGTTGTGGGCTCTCACTGAATGCCTGGATGGTGCAAGCCACGCTTGCCGCTGCGCGCCGCGATCTTGGAATCAAATAGGCTGTTCTTTAGGGGTTCCGAGGTCGATCAGGATGTACTCGTTTGGCAGTTGCTGCCGCCTGCGGTGTTTGTGTTTTGCGGTTGATCCGGACGCCGCTGGTGATTCCGTTGCTGTCTGGCGTGACTTGGGAAGTGTTCTGAATTTAGCCACCACCTTGACCGCTTTTTTCTTCTGCAGTTCGTCGAGTCCCCGCTTCATCGTGTCCTCGGAGACTGAAACCAGTTCTGCCAGTTGCTTGATCCCGATATTTCGACACGTCGCCGCATCGCGCGCAGCGTAGTAGGAAAGCGCATTGTAGGCGACCAGGCCGCGCCAGCTCGGGTGGATGGTATCGAACAGAGCGCGTTGAATCCAAAAAAATGGAAGCGTTCGGATATCCCGTATCTGGAGTTGTGTTCTTTCGTCGCTCATGGCTCTACAAGCCTCCATGACGCCCCAGGTAGGTATCGGGTTGCCTGCCGCACGATCGGCCTCACAATGAACTCCGTAGGCCATTCAGTGAATGGATTTTGGGGGTGGTCTGACTAGACTCTTGCATAGGTCCTCGCGAGAAAAGATTCTCACCCATCAGTCGGCCTTCCAAGACCAGTTTTCCTAAAACGGTTGAAAACCTGTGGATAAGCCCTGAATATCGCTGAAATCTGTGGAAAATACCCGGTTCTTATCCACAAAACAAGTTAAGTTATTGAAAACAATACGTACAGGTATATCTTATTGATTTTATGGTAGATATTCCTTCAAATTGCCGGGGTGGGTGCTATTGGCACCCAGGGTGGGTGCTATTAGCGTCCCCAAGTACTTAGAATTTAAATTGAACCTAAATAGACATAGTCATAGCAGTAGGCACCTTTTCAACAGGCG